AATATGGCAAGAGACAACAGAACGCGACGCACTTATCGGTGTGTCCATGACAGGGATCGGGAGTGCCGCTGTGCTCCAAATGGATATGAAGGCCGCTGCAAGTATCGTAAAACGCGAGAACACGAGGGTTTCAAAATTAATAGGCATCAATCGCGCGGCACGTACAACGTGTGTTAAACCTGCTGGTACTACTAGCTTGGTATTAGGCACGTCATCAGGTATACATGCTTGGCATAACGATTATTATATACGTAGACTTCGTGTAGGTAAAAACGAGGCTATATATAATTATTTAGTTAAAAACCATGCTGAGCTTGTAGAAGATGAATATTTTAGACCACACGATACTGCAGTAATAGAAATACCACAGTCTGCGCCTAAAGGTTCTATATTAAGAACTGAGTCTGCTTTTGATTTGCTTGAACGTGTTAAACGTGTAGCTACTGAGTGGGTTGCGCCTGGTCATAGATCAGGAAGTAACACACATAACGTATCTGCTACTATAAGTTTAAAGCAAGAAGACTGGGACAAAGCTGGTGATTGGATGTGGAAAAATAGAGACTGTTATAACGGTCTATCTGTATTACCTTACGATGGTGGTACATATACTCAAGCTCCTTTTGAAGATATAACTAAAAAGAAGTTTGACGAATTAGTTAAGCACTTACAAGATATAAATTTATCTAATGTAATGGAATTAACCGATGAAACAGATTTATCTGGCGAATTAGCCTGTGCCGGTGGATCTTGTGAAATAACAGGCTTATAACTAAAACAATTATTATGAACAAATTATTTTTAACTATGTTGTTAGCTTTAGGTACAACTATAGCGTCAGCACAGTTTTCAATTATTACAACTGTAACTGAAGTTGAAGATGAATATAACTTTACAGACAAGTTAGCAGTTGGTTATGACTTAAACGAAAAGCTTATGCTTGGTGTTGCTATGGATGGCGAAGACAAGTATGAGGTTATTGGTCGTTACCACTTTGCAGACAACTGTTGGGCTTATGGATCATTTGATACGGAAGGTGAAGGTGAATATGTAGACAGACTGGATTTAGGAGTCGGGTACTCTTTTAAGGTTATTGACAATTTATTTGTTGAACCAAACTACACAATGTCTATGAAGAAAAATGATGAAGACGAGTATGATGGTAAGCTTAATTTAAGCTTATCTTATAAATTTTAGTATTAACTTAAACAATAACGATTATGGAAAAAGTAATAAAGTATTTAACAGGGTTTTTTACAGGATTAGTTTCAATTATGGTAGCTATTATACCAGTAACAATCTTATGGACACTGTTAACAGGAAGCACTGTCTTTGAAATGGACATTATAGGAAATTTCATGGGCATGATTAACGCTTTAGGTAAATCAGGTTTTACTGGTTTATTAGCATTAATTTTTGTTTTCTACTTTTTTGTAGATAAAAAATAAGTATAAATTAAATTAAATTAAATTAAATTATGGCATTTAATAAAGTAGATAGTCTTTTTGACAACTTGCAAGACTGCATTAACGATTGTCAATCAGATGTAAATAAATTTGTAGAGGGTAATAACTCTGCAGGAACGAGAGTTAGGAAAGCTATGCAAACTGTAAAGCAGCTAGCTCAAGAAGTTAGGGTTGAAGTTCAAAACCAAAAGAACTCACAATTCTAGTGATTTGTTTTTAAATAATAAAGGGAGCTTAACGGCTCCCTTTTTTTATATTGCTACTAAAAATATAGTAATCATCATTACTATATATATTAGCGGACTAAGATCTAATTGTTTTGTTTCCATAATTATATTATCACTGAACAACTCATATAATTTATACATATCTATGTTAACAAATTGTTAAATTATTTTATAAGCAGTTTTACCTTTATGCTTATAAGCTTTTAAACATCTATTTCTATTTTCTTTAGGTGATACGTAACTAACGTGTACCCAGTCTGGGTTATCATCATTGCCAAACTCCCATATTATTTGATCAAAATCCAAATGCTCTCTAATAAAATTAAACATTTCAGCATTAGTTAAATGACCATACGTATCATCAAGGTCTATAGCTTGACCATGACAATGTTGAGACTTTGTACTACCACCAATAGCTTTGTTTAGTTCTGGTGATCTAAAAAAACTATTTATTTTTATAGGACCATTTGCATAGGTACGTAATGGCTCAAATATTTCATCAGCCAACAACTCCATGTTTCTTAGTTGTGTTGTGTTTGGTATGTTGTTTATGTTAAGGCGTAATGCAGTTCTACTATACACACCCTCTTTATCGCTTATGTGCTCGCTAATCATTGAAATAATAATGTTTTTCTGTGCTACCATCATCATAAATATAAATAAGTATTTTTCTATTTATATCGTTTACAGGTCTACCTAACATATCTGTAATAGCAACAAGTTTTTTATTTTTATATCTTTGTGGCGCAGGACCAATCCATGTGCCAGAACAATAATCGTAAGTAGCTTGACATATAGTGTCCCACTCATTTTGACAACAATAATCATCAACTTCTAATACCCAAGCATAACAAGGGTCATTTAACCAATAAGGTATACCAGGACCTGTTATACAATTCGCCGCATACAAGCATGCCAAGGAATCGTTAACGTTAGCATCGAAGTTATAATTGTATGCATCGATGTCCATACACCCTTCAACCACAGCCACGCACGAACCATTGTCAGTGTTAGCTGTTGAATCATAATTAAAGGCGCTACTATCAGTGCAACCATACAGGTAAGGAATACAGCTAAAATCTTCTGTGTTAGCTTGTGGGTTATAATTAAGCATGCTAGGGTCAGTGCAGCCATAGATAAAAGGTATACAAGAGTTATTGTCAACATTTGCTAAAGGATTAAAATTAAACATAGTGCTATCGGTACAACCGTAAACAACCTCTTCACAACTACCATTATCAGTGTTAGCTAACGGATCGTAATTAAATGCTATAGGATCTGTACAACCATATATGTAAGGTATACAAGTATCATTTGCAGTTGCTTGCGGATTATAATTATACATAGTTACGTCCATACAACCGTATATATAAGCAACACAACCTCCGTTATCAACATTAGCAAGTGGATTATAATTATACATTGTATCGTCCATACAACCAAAAACAGCTAAAGTTAAACAACTATCTTGAATGTTAAAATCAGTATAATAACCATTAGTAGTATCTACGTGATACTCTAAATATGCTGGTGATATACAACCAGGATAATAATAACAAGGTAAAGCAGTATTAGCCGTATCTATATAATTAAAAGCTGTACTGTCCATACAGCCAAATATTTTTTCTTCACATATATTACCACAATAAGTGTTACCTTCATACATTTTAAAAGGTATTATAAAAGGTGGTTGCACGCTTATAGCTGTATCACCTTCAGGTCCTATTAAAGTAAAACCACATTCAGGCGCTGTAAGTTGTGCTTGCTGTGTTACAAATAGTTTAGCATATACAGGTGCTGGTGCATATAAACCTAAACTTTCCATTTGATTAAATGATTGTGAAGTCATATAAAAAGACATTGTATCAGCATCTTGCCATATCTCTAGTCTTGTGCCTACCCAACCATTACCAGCAAGATCGTGTAGTATTAAAGTATAACCACAAGAATCAATATCTTCCATTGTGTTTGCTACAGGGCTGTAATTGTACATTGTACTATCAGTACAGCCGTAAATTTTTAAAGTTACACAGCTACTGTCATCTATTGTAGCTAGTGGGTTGTACTCAACATAATCATCATTCATACAACCATAAACAGGTGGTGGAGGTATACAAGTGTCGGATATAAACACATGGCTTGTATCATTACCAAAGTTAGCAACATCACCATAAACTAAAGTATCACCACATTGTATTATATAATAAGAACCATCTTGACCACCCCATAAACTACCAGCTATACCATCACCGTAACTATCGTAAATAGTAAATGTTAGTTCACCTACAGGCAAACAGTTTACTATATATTGTGGTTGATAGTTCGGCACGTTATTGTATGGTCCACCTGATATAATAGTATTGCCCAAACTGTCTGTTATATCCCATGTTGTTTCACTAGGATATTGATCAAGATTTATATTTATAACAGCAGTTTCACAGATAGGCTGAGCAGGCGGACCTGGTGGTGGACAAGGTAATATATGTACAACCGTATCTAATTGTGAAAAAGGTAAACCCTGAAGTTGTAAGTCAAGTATTAAACCTTGACAAGTATTGCCCATTTTAAACCAAGAAGGTTGTTGTGATGTCCAGCCATCACCAAAATTATCTGTTAATGTTACTGTGTAATATCCTGTGTCCAGAGGTAGTATAGTATCTAAATATTCATAGGGTGTGCTAGGTTGCACGAAAATGGCTGTATCGCCATTATCATTAGATACCATAAAGAAGTTAGACTCTGATGGTCCATAAAAATCAAACATTACTTGAAAATGCACCCAAGATTGTTGTGCTAATATATTTAGCGGTAATAATAATAATAATAATAATTTTTTCATTCTTTTATTTTAATTGTTATGTCGTGTGGCGCGTATTCGTTACCACCGAAATATGGATATAAATAATATCTTCTAACTAAACCCCAATAACCTTCTGGCCTACGCCTTACTGTTGTGGTGTCACCATTAATAGTTATAACATAATAAAAAGTAGTTATGTTTATTGAAGCGTTGTATATTTCATTTGGCTCTATAGTTCTTATTGTAGCAGAACTATGCCTACCATCTTCATGTCTCAACCAGCATAACTCAATTTCTCCATCTATATATCTCCAACCAAGCCTTATAGAGTATTTTTGATGAAGCTTACCAAAGTC